GGTAGAGGCTGTCTAAGGTCTGCCTGACAGACGTATTTGTGCCTGTATTAGACGTGGGTATTATTGCTGTGGAATCCTCTGCCTTTAGCGTGTCGTAATAGAATCTGTGTCTTGCTATGGTGCTTTCCGTGTAGTATTTCTTGTCACGTTGTGCAGGTATGATAGCGGTCATCTTTTGCTCTATGGATTTACCAACGTATCTTGTGATGCAGAATCCTATAGGCGAATCATCAGACTTTAGGCAGATAGCCAAGTTGAGATGTCCTATCTTTGTATCTCCTAAAACTGTTTCTGTGGTTGGAAATGTGTTGTTCTGCACGTTGGCTTTGTAGAAGAAATACTTTTGATCTGTGTCTGTGGGCAGGGCATCAGATGCGAACACACCTGTCATGGCTGTAGCTATGATTGGCATATCCTCTTGTGCTAACATTCTAAGGTATATGTTGTCGCTCTCTATCTTTAACATTATTCTTTGAAGGTAAAGCCTGTGAATGTAATCAAGCTAGCAGATACCGTTATGCTTGTACCGCCTTTAGTGAATGTGACTGCCATGAAAGCGGAATCTCCACCAACTACTGAGGAACTCACTCCTGAACCTGTCAAATTATTGGTGATACCACTGTTGTCTATATGGTCATTAGTAGTATCTCTTGTGGCTACCCATCTAGAGGTTGCTACTGTAGTTCCGTTACCGTCTTTCCAAGTTACGTTGAAAGTAAATGTTGTAGCTGAAGGCGCATATCCTGCGTTACTCAGTTCTGTCCAGATAAATGCTTGCTGATTTACTGATGCTGTTACTACGTTGGTAAGTTGTGCCTGTGGCACTGCTCTTTGTACGTTACCACTAGAGTCCAAACCTGCTGTCGCTCTATCGTGTGCATCTATGATCTCAGTCATGCTTTTTGTTGTTCCGTTGCTTCTGACATTACCAACTAAATCGCCTGTAAATCTGTTGTTAGAATCTATTACTGATGCTGCTCTACTTGATCCTGTCGTGATGGTACTGTTAGCAACACCGCCTACCGTGCCTGTATGGTTTCCAGATGTTGTTTGACTTCGTATGGTTGCTGAACTTTCATTGTCTACATTTCCTAAACCTATACCTGCTGTCGTCACATTAACCTGTACCCAATTACCTGTGCCAGTACCAGTTGACCTGTAAAGTTTGTTACCGTCATCTGTATCAACCCACAAGTCTCCTGCCGCTAAAGCAGTAGGTGCATTAGCTGACCTGAATATTGTAGGTATAACTAAGCCTCCACTCAATCCAACATTTGCAGGTGTTGTGTTAGCGTTTAAATGCGTAGAGTTTGCAAAGTCTGTTATTCCTGTGCCGCCTTTACTTGCAGGCATAGTTCCAGTTCCGTCAGAAGAGTAATCTACAGTAGAGTTTGTTAAGTCTGATTTAGCTGTAGCTGTACCGCTTACTGTGTGGTTTGCTGAAACATATGATGATCCTGTAGTCAAACCAAGATGTCTAACTCTAAAGTTATAAGTTACACCTATTTCTAAACCTAATATTTGTTGTTTTGTAGCACCTTGATTTGCAAAACTTGTTGTGTAAATTGAATCAGAACTTCTTTTGAACTGCACTTCAGTTCCTAATACATAAGGTGTAGACGCATTAGTCCAAGAGGCAGTAACAGATGTTGTTGTTAAGGCATCAACTGTCGTTGTATCTGTATCAATAGTAAGACTTGATGGTGCCGCTAGCGAAATACCACCTGCTGACAAATCGCTACCAGATGCTACTGCAGTTTGATAATCACTTTGTGCAAATGTGTATATGTTTGAGTTTGTTTCTTTAAGTGTAAGTCTGCAGGCTAAAAATGATTGCTCATCTTCACCCATTATTTCAAGCCTCATGTCTATAACCTCAAAAACTTTTGCACTAAAACTTAATCTTTCATTTGTAACGTAAACCCAATCACAAGGCTGTAACCTCATAAACTCTAAATTTACCAAACAAGATATTACTTTTGTGTTACGTTGTGCTTTTAACGCTATCCTACCCAGTCTTTGCGCTCTTTCATGTGTTGTAGTAAATGGCAAGCGTATTTCCATTTTTTTAACATAGTTGGGTTTGTCATTGGTTACACCGTTTGGAGTATCTTCAGTTAAAAAAGTAGAGTCTTGATAGACAGGTGAGTCTGTTGCTACATAACTATTGCTTGCGTCAACAAATGCAGATTTTACTGTATTGTAAAGTTCACCACTCTGCGGTTTAGTTGCTACACTTATAGGCTCAAGTAGGTTGTCATCTGTAATAGTAAGACTTGGTGTCTGTGCAGCTCCTGCAAAAATATTGAATTGTCCATTTGTATAAGTAAGCTGTCCTGCCATAGAGGTGAGCAAACCTTCTATAATTCCTGTTCCTGTTGCAGAAAAGTTTGTAAATCCATTAGCTGTATATCTGGTCTCAGTGCTGCCATCTGCTTTTGTTGCATTTTGTTCACATACGTTTGCAGCAGCAGCAAAACCACCTGCGCTGTTAAGATCATTTATTTCAGAGCTAAGTGCTTTCAATCCGTACTGTGTATCGCTTATGTAATCTCTTATGCACAAAGCAGGATTGTTACTCCAAGTGGTGTTGCCAGTTCTTGGGTCATAAAGTTTTTTGCCTCTAACAACACACGAAATTGCAGGCATGCCACCTCCAAATTTCTCTTGGTCAAAGACCATTTGCAAATACAGATAAGCGCAACCCAAAAATTTATCATTTGTTCCTATAGCTGCTAACTGTGCATCCATGTAAGGATCAACAGCAGTTTGTGAGCCATCAACAAATCTAAATCTTACTAAGCTGCCACTTGTAAAAGCGTTGTCATTATCTGTGTTTACAAATCCAGAATTAGTTACTCGTTTTACTGTTACACCGTTTATGGTTTCGTCACTTGTAGATAAATCAACATCATTCAATCTTACACTTTGTAGGCTTTCTACTTCATGTCCTGCCAATACTATAACCATGTGCAATATCACATTGTCTGTTCCAGTAGTTGACATATGCGCTATTGTGCCGCCTACACGACACTCGCCGTAAATAAGCTGTCTAGGTGCTGTGGCTGATCTGCTTGCAAATTTAGCGCCAAAGTTTCCTTGTGTAGCCTCTATGGATTTTGTCATCATAGAACCTACAAGCGCCATAGAGAACGTCATAGCCAAAGCTGTACTGGTGGCTATTGCGGAAAAGGCAGCATAAAAAGTACCGCCAGACATAGTAAATAAAGCTGCTACGGCAGCTACAACAATAAAGGTAGCAACAGCCTTAATAGCATTTTTTATATGCTTAGCCATCTATCCTCCATGCTTTTACTATCTCAACGTCAGTCTTTACCACTAAGCCTTCATCATTTACGCCTAGCGCACTATAGTTATCAAATATGCAAGCCAGTTCGCTTTCTTCTTTGTAGACTCCAAAATCCCCTTTAGTTATTTGCAATGAGTCTATTTCTTTAATGCCTGTTTGTTTTTTTACAGCGTTAGCAATGCCTTCAGACAAACCTTTTCCTTTTCCGTATTTTAAGATGCACTGCATTGCTTCTTTCTCTGTACTCCATGTCCAACTATTTGGTCTTAACTCTTTGCCTGTCATGGCTTTTATAAAACCGCACATAAACATAACACAATCCCATTTACCCCATTCAAAAGGTTTGTGCATATTTCTATTTAGATACGCATCAAAAGCTATTTCCCAATCAGGTATCTTTTTCATTTTACCTAATGACCATTCTAGGATTCTCATCTCCTACA